AAACAATCTAATGACGCAAGTATTCCTGTTGTATATGGAGAAAGATTAATTGGTGGTACTAGAGTCTTTGTAGAAACATCAGGAACAGACAACACTTATCTTTACATATGCCTAGTATTATCTGAGGGAGAGATAAATGATATTACGGAAATAAGAATAGATGATAAACCTGTTACTTGGGCAAGTGATTTAGCAGATAATACAGCAGTTGAAGTTAATAGTTCAGATAGTAATTTTTATAAAGATTCAGAAAGTTTAATTAGAGTAGAACCTCACTATGGTTCAGACGGACAATCAGCTTCAACATTATTATCTACATTATCGTCTTGGGGAAGTAATCATAAATTATCAGGTTTAGCTTATCTTGCTATTCGGTTTAAATGGAATCAAGATGTATTTGCTGGAGTTCCTAAAATACAAGCTAAAGTACAAGGTAAAAAAGTTGTTACTTTAGATGCAAGTTTAAATGAATCATCACCAACATTTTCAACAAACCCAGCTTTTTGCTTATTAGATTATTTAAGAAATACAAGATATGGAAAAGGATTAGCAACAAGTGAAATAGATTTACAAAGTTTTTATGATGCTTCACAAGTTTGCGTTACACAAGTTACACCTTATTCAGGTGGGTCAGATATAAATATTTTTGACACGAATACAGCAGTTGATACATCAGCATCTATTATTGATAATGTTAGAGAGTTCTTAAAAGGTTGTCGAGGTTATCTTCCTTATACTGCTGGTAAATATCAATTAATTATAGAAACAACAGGAAGTGCGTCTATTACATTAACAGAAGATAATATTGTTGGTGGATATAATTTATCAAGCCCTGATAAAAATAATAAATATAATAGAGTTATTTGTAGCTTTGTGAATCCTGATCGTAATTCACAAATTGACGAAGTACAGTTTCCACCTATTGATGATTCAGGATTACCAAGTGCAGATCAACACGCAACAATGAAAACTGCTGATGGTGGTTTTTTATTAGAGGGGAGATTTGATTTTAAAACTATTACTTCTCCATACCAAGCTGAAGAAATGGCAGAAATTATATTAAGAAGAAGTAGAGATGCTTTAAGTTTAAGTATTAATGTAGCTTTTAATTCTTATGATTTAGCAATAGGAGATATAGTAAATATCACACATAGTTCATTAGGATTTAGTGCAAAACCATTTAGAGTTTTAAGTATGACGTTTAATGAAGATTTTACAGTAGGATTAGGTTTAGTGGAACACCAAGATGCACATTACAGCTTCGCTTCTAAAACACAAGCAACAGCAGTACCAACAACAACACTTCCAAATCCTTTTGTTATACAACCACCAGCAAGTGTAACACTAGATGATACATTAATTGAATATAATGATGGAACTGTAATTGTAGCTTTAGATGTTACTATAGGTGCATCTACTGATAGCTTTGTTGATTATTACCAAGTTGAATATAAAAAAAGTACAGATTCAGATTATATTATATATGCACAAGGTAGTGGATTAAATCATAGAGTATTAAATGTAATTGACCAAGATACTTATGATGTAAGGGTAAAAGCCGTGAATACTCTCCAAGTTTCATCAACCTATGTAACTGCATCAAGAACAATTATAGGTGCAATTTTGCCACCAGCAGATGTGGAAGAATTTTCTTGTAATGTAGTTGGACAAGAGGCTCATTTAAGTTGGAAACAAATACCTGATTTAGATTTAGCATATTATCAAATAAGATATTCACAAGATATAGTTGGTGGAGATTGGTTAAATTCAGTTTCATTAATTGAAAAAGTATCTCGACCAGCCACAAGTATTTCCGTACCAGCAAGAATTGGAACTTACCTCATAAAAGCTGTAGATAAACTTGGCAACTTTAGTTCAAATGCTACGGCAGTAGTTTCTAATGTTGCTGGAGTATTAAACTTTAATGCAGTTGTAACACAAACTGAACACCCTAACTTTAATGGAAATAGTTTCTTTGATTCTGCTGAGGGTAATTTTGACGATCAAGCTGGAAATTTTGATGATGGGTTTGATACTAATTTAGTTGTTACAGATAGCACATTAAGATTAGATTCTTCAGAATTGTTTGATAGTGGTTCGGGATTATTTGATGACTACCCTGATAGATTATTTGATTCTGGTGCTGGTTCACAAGATTTATACGCATCAGGAACATATAATTTTGGTACTCCAATAGATGTAGGTGGAATTTATACTGTAAGACTAACAGCAAATATTAAACAAACTGCTGACAATCTTGATGATGTCTTTGATAGTAGAAGTGGATTATTTGATGATGCAAAATCTAACTTTGATGGAGATACACCAGCAAACTGTAGAGCAACACTTCAAATAGCAACTTCAGATGACAATGTAACTTATACAGGATTTAGAAATTTTGTAATAGGCGAATATAAATCTCGTTATTTTAAATTTAGAGTTTTATTTGAATCTGATGATTTATCTTCAACACCTGTTGTATCTGAATTATCTGTAACTGTAGATATGATAGATAGAATATTTAGTGGAAATGATCTAACTTCTGGTGTTGGAACTTACACAGTAACATTTACAAATCCATTCTTTTCTGTTAATTATGCTGTAGGAATTACAGGCGAAAATATGGTTTCGGGAGATTATTTCACAGTAGAAAGTAAAACTGTAAATGGTTTCGATATTACTTTCAAAAATTCTTCTGATACTGTAATATCTCGTCAATTCGATTATCTTGCAAAAGGATTTTAAAAGGAGTATAAGAACTTATGGCACAACACGATTACGATATAGCGAATCAAGGCTTTCCAGCATTTAGATCAGATTTGAATAATGTTTTAGAAGCTATTAATACATCTAATTCAGGAACATCAAGACCATCAAGTGCTGTCGCTGGAACAGTTTGGTTAGACACGACTTCAGCAACTACACCTACTTTAAAATTTTATGATGGTGCAGATGATATTTCTTTAGCAACTTTAGACTATACAGCTAACACAGTTAATTGGTTAGATAGTTCAGTTGTATCAGATTTAGTAAATGATACTACTCCACAATTAGGTGGTCAATTAGATGTTAATGGAAATGCAATAGGAGATGGAACTTTAGAATTATTAAAATTTGTAGAAACAGGAAGTGCAGTTAATGAATTAACTATTACAAATAATTCAACAACAAACGCACCTATATTATCTTCTACAGGAGATGATACAAATATTGATTTAGCAATTACTCCTAAAGGTTCAGGAAATGTAGTTTTAGATGGAATTAAATTTCCAAACGCAGACGGAACAGCAGATCAAATTTTAAAAACAGATGGTTCAGGTAACTTATCTTTTGCTGACGCTTCTGCTGGTGGAACATCTTGGCAAACTGTAAAAACAGGTGCTTTTACTGCTGTCGCTGGTGAGGGTTATTTCTGTAATACTACATCTTCAGCTTTCACAGCAACTTTACCAGCTTCTGCAAGTCAAGGTGATGAAGTTTCTTTTATAGATTACGCTGGAACATTTGATACAAACAATTTAACTGTTGGTAGAAATAGTCATAACATACAAGGAGACGCTTCTGATTCCTCAATAAGTTTCACAACTGGAATAGACAGTACCTATAAAGAGTATATGTTTATATTTAATAACATACACCCAGAAACAGATGGTACAAATTTTCAATTTAATTTAAGTACAGATAGTGGCTCAAATTATAATGTTACTAAAACAACTACCTATTTTTATTCTAGTCATAAGGAAGATGGCACAAGTGGATCGATGTCTTATTATGCCAATCAAGATTTAGCACAAGGAACTGGTTTTCAAAATTTACTTACAGGAACAGGTACGGATAATGACCAGTCAGGGGCAGGATATTTACATTTATTTAATCCATCTTCTACTACTTTTGTAAAACATTTTATAGCTAGATGTCAGCATTATATGTATGTAGATTTTTCACAAGAATATTACACAGCAGGGTATGGTAATACAACATCGGCTGTAGATGCAGTTCAGTTTAAAATGTCATCAGGAAACATTGATGATGGCACAATACAAATGTTTGGAGTGGTTTAATGAGTACATATACAGACATTAGATACGATTATAATTTACCTAGTGGTTTTGGTGGT